TGTTTTGTTAGTTGAAGACTCATGCTTAATACTAAAATCACCACTACCGCTTGCTCCACCAAATGATAGTAATACATCATCATTAAGATGTAATTCGCCAGTAAATGTACCGCCTGATTGTAAAACAGATGGTATCGTTGCTGAACCACCTAGTGCAACTGATTGACCATTAATTGTTATAGTGTTTGTTGGTATAGTTGTTGTAATAGCAAAGTCACCAGATGAGTCCATGTTTGCAGTTCCAGTGACCGCACCTGATAAAGTTACAGTACTTGTTTGGTTGTCAAAACTATCAGTGCCATCATGTACCAATATTTGTCCTGCTGATGGTGACGATATGTTTGAGTCCCCTGCCTCTGCAAGAGTATCAATGCCTGATATTTGAGCATCAACATAAGTTTTAATTGCTTTACTTGACGCTAATTCATTGTCTGACCCACTTACTGAAGTAATATCGGTATCAACTATATTTGAAATTGATACATAAGGAATATTACTGATAGTGTTTGCATTGCCATCAATAGTTTTATTACTAAGATTACTGGTGCTTGCAGGTGTTAAATAATTACTATCGTTTGTCCATTGAGAAATATTACCTGATTTATTTGTGAAAGTGTTTGTTGATGATGCGGTGGTATATCCTGAGTCATTTGTCCATTGTGATATGTCACCTGATTTATTTGTGAAAGTTGCAGTATCGCTTGCATAGTTGGTGAGTTCAGTTTGCACATAGGCGGTAGTTGCTATCCTAGTGCTATTGTTGTCAGCAGTTTGAGTAGTTGCGGTTGCATTGCCAGTAAACGCAGGACTGGCTAAACCTGCCTTATTATCCAGTTGTGTTTGTATATCTGATGTAACACCATTAAGGTGTCCAAGTTCAGCGTCAGTTACGCTACCATTTAATACAATATCAATTTTATCATTAGGGTCATCATATGTTACTGTTACGCCTGAATGTGAGCCTGCGGTAAACATTGCACCAACAGTATCACGCTGACCCTCTGGGTTTATTCCAAAAAAAGTTGATAATTCACTAATAGGTGCTTTTTTTGTATGGGTTGCTGATGTATCTGATATAACAATTTCGTCATCGTTTGCTATATCAGATGCGGTCATCGCATTTAATTCACTAATTTTTTTATCAGTCATTTATAATCCCTTGTTTAATCTTTTATGTTTATTCATAGATGATGTTTTCAATTTTGTTTTGTTTGGGTTTCCAATAGATGTTCGTTTATGTACTGGCTCATGAGGCGTAAAAGTCTTAGTTCTTTTCGCCATTAACCAGTAATAGGTTCTTCAGTGTTAATTGCTACAGTTCTAGCCTCTGCAAGTTTGAGGTTGTCACCATCATTATTATTGCCTGTTAGCAATATGAAATGACCGCCACCACTTCCATCATCATACTTAATACCAAAACCAGATATGTCAGTTCGTCTGTCTCTATATCTTTTTGGTGAGCGTATGTTTTTTCTTTGTGTTAATCTTCCGCCTAACATTATCTTATTGCGTCAGCTATATGTAAGTTACCAGTAGAACCACTTAATGATTTTACTGCAATTTTAGAGCCTACAGGTATCACTAGGTATTCAATCGTAAATGCAGGTAAGACCGCACTTGAGTTTGTTGCAGTAGGATTTAAGTCTATTTCAATTAAGCAATCACAAGTTGGTATGACCCTGTAGTGATTAAGTGAGTTTGTCAGTGCATTAGACTGAGCAGATGTTGAACCAATTGCTACTGTTTGATTATTTGCTAAACCAAATGCAGTAGGATAACCATATTTTGCCATTATTTACTTACCCCTGTTATAAAGGCTAAACCACTACCTGTTGAAGTTCTTACTGCTACTTTTTCTGTAGGTTTAACACCTAAATAAAATTCAGTTTTAGCAGGTATAAAAGCGTCACTGGTTGTTGCAGTAGGATTAGCACCAATTACAAAATGACTATCAACTGTAGTTACCAGTCTGATTGCAAAGATGCCATCGCCTAATTCAGATGATTGAGCCGATGTTGCTGATGTTGTTACTTTTTCTGTAGATATATCTCTATATTCCATAAATTCCTCTCAGTGCATGGGGTGGATTTACCACCCCACGCTTAGTTTAATTACGATTAAGATAAATCGTATATTCCACCATTACCTGCCTCGTTCTTAGCACATAATGACCACTCAGTTGTGAGTAGGTACTGTCTGTTATCGCCAGTTTTTGCCAACTCATCGACTTTGTATGGTCTTAGTTCTGCCATTTCCCAAAGGCTATGGTCTATAACAAGTGCATCTCTTGACCTCATGTGTCTTGCAGGTACGACATTGTAAGTTGAGAAATCCCCAACATAAACATCGACTGCACCAACAATAGTTTTGTCAGGAGTCTGTACTTGCTTAGTAGCACCACCAGTAAATGATGTTGAGATAACCTGCTTATTGGCACTTCCAACATAGATGGTATCTGCCGAGCCACCATTATCCCATACTGATTTACTTACTGCTTTAAGCAATGTCTCAGATAATGGTCTAAGGTTTCCACTAGATGCGTCAGTTCTAGTAGCACTTCCATCAAGAGATGATGGGTCAGCACCGCCATTACCTGCACTTGTGTTAGTTCCTAACCAAGTATTGATACCTGCTGATTGTCTAGCAGTTGTAGCGTTACCTGCATTTTTCGCACCATTTTGAAATATTGAAGTTTCAATATCGTTTTTCAAAACTTTTGCGTTCTTCGCTAGTAGGTATGCAGACATAGTAGCTAGACCTGCTGAGTCTACTGAGTCTTGTGTACCTGATACTGCGAATGATTTTGCAGATATTTGCGTGTTGTTGTTTAATCGAGTTACATCTGATTGAGCAGTTGCAGAGTAAACTTCACCCTCTAATTGTGCATTGTTAGCAACAGGACTAGCGAGTGAATCCTTTAACCATTCAACTTTAGTAGATGATGTACCGATTTTTTTGATACTTGACATAAAAGGTGTCTCGAAAGGGCTGATATTGCTGATGATATCCCCTAAATTTTCACGAGTAGTTTTGCCAGAAGTATCAAATGATGTTTTACTGTTTGATAATAAAGCCATCGTTCTACCTTTCTTAAGTTAAGTTATTATTAGTTTTCAAAAATAGACTTAAGAAGTTCAGTTGCATCATCGGTTCTACCAGTTTTTTTCAATCGTGCCATTTTATCAGAAGCAAGTCGTTTTTGTTTTGCCTCTTTACTTTGGACTACGCCACCTTTTACAACTTTTGGTACATTTTGTACTTTGCGTTGTGCAAGTGGTCTTTTGCTCATCATCTTATCGTACTCAACCGCCATATTAATAATCTTTACGATACGATGGTCATATATCTGACTTATTTCTGTATCTGTAAATTTATTACGAGCTAACAATGATTTAATTTCTGCATTTTTTTTAGATGCAGTCTCAGGGTTTCTCATTTCTGGCAGTTCAAGCAACATTTTTTGTTTTTCCAAAGCAATATGTTTTTCTAATTCAACATTTTGTTGCCTTGTAATTTCTGCTTGTTGCTTACTCAGTGCCTCTTTTTTTTGATTTAAAAAGAACAACTGTCTTTGAGCCTCTACTGGGTCTGTTGCCATTAGTTCTTCAATTTGTTTGGCATCTAATCCCAATTGTTGTTGAGCAAGATTGATAGCTTGGTTTGCAGTGTTTAAGCGATTATTTATTTCCTCATTTTTTTTCTGAGTTTCTTCTTGAAACGCCTGCTTTTCGATAGATAAACTTTCAGTCTTACGCCTATAATCTGAATCTCGCTGATACCCTGCAACTAACTCGTCTTGATTGACCTCATATTCTTCGCCATTAACCTTGACCTTAAAGGTTGGTAATGCTTGAACATCTTGGGTTTCTTCGACTGGTTGTTGTTCAATATCATCGTATACCTCTTGAGCATGAGATTCAAGGTCAGCATCAGTTACTACATCGTCATTGAAAGCATCAGGTTGTTCTTCAACTTGACCTGTTTCTTCCTCAGATACATTAACTTGCTTGACCTGCTCAACAGGCTTTTTGCTACTCTCATCACTTGTTAAGTCAGTGATTGCCTCACCCTCACCTAACAAACCAACTATTGCATCAGTAGCTTGAGTTGTGCTTAGACTATTCTCACTCATGAGTATGTCCTTTCATATTCAATATCACATTATTGTGATAAAGATTCGAGAGTTCCAAATGGTTGACCCTCAGAATATCTAAAACTTCTTTAAATTTTTTAATGTTTGTTTTGCTAACTGCCCTGTAGTTACATATTCCTCAAGATGTTTCTCAAACTGATTGATAGTGTGATAGAGTTCATAGCATTTACGCCTTGCCTCATCATCTTGTAGTTTTGTGTTTAACATCTCAGTTGTGTAAAGTTCTTTAAGTTCTTTAAACGCTTTCTGTAATGTTTCGTTTTGCAACAGGGTTTCAGTTGCTTGTCCTACACTAACCTCTTTGTGTAGTTTATCCTCATCGTGCATAAATTATTTAGGTATATTAAATCGTGCTTGCGGTATTGTTTTTGGTAACTCAGTATTAACTTGAGTTTGCGGTTCAACTTGCGGTTTCTCTATACTTAATGCCTTCATCATTTCTCGCATTTCTTCCACTGCAAGTTTTGTCCTAGACTTAATTTCTTCTTGGTTAATATCTTTATTGCTTTGTATTTCCATTGATGCGATGTCTGCCTCAAACTTCAATAATGCTTTTTGGAAGTCTAATGCCAACTTATCTCTCTGGAATTTAAGGTCAGCTTGCTTACGCTGATTTTCACCTTGTATTTGTGCAAGACTAACTTTTTCAAACTCAGTTGGTGGTTTAGGTTGTGGTTGTGGTAATTCCTGAGTTGATGGGTCAAGAAAGAATTGGTCTGCATCTTGCATACCTGCGGTCTCAACCATGCGTTGTAAAGTTGTATATATCTTATCAAGATTAACTAATGGATAAGATGGGTTGCCTTGTAGTTTCAATGCTTGTATCTGACGCTCAAGGATATTGTTTAGGAAAAGCATTTTCCTGTCCTCACTACCACTGCCTAATCCGCTAGAAATAGTTACATCACATCTATCACGCCACTCATAAGGTTTGTAAGGTATAAACTCGTTTCTAATCATGACAACATCTTCTTTGTCTTGGTGTTTCACAACCATTTCAAAAATCTTACGACCTAAATCTTTTATTCCTGTATTTGCAAATGTTCTTGCAAAAAACTCAATACGAGATTGTGCTGAGTTCATGACCTGATTAAGACCAGTAGATGTCTGAGAGTTTAACGCATCAGCATTAAGACCCATTGATGTTTTTGATACGCCAGTTCTTTGTTCTTTTAAATCATCGTAATATTTTAAAATAGGAAAAGCGATGTCATTAATAGGTTGTGCAGGCAATGACGATACCGCCTCACTAGGTGAACCTTTTACTCTGACAATCATGTTAGGTCTGTTTGTTAAAATATCAGATATGTTTGTTAGGCTATCATTTACAATCAATCTGTTGTTTGACAATCCATAAATATTGTCATTGATAGACCTCATGATGAAAGATTTTACAGTTTGCACATCTTCGACCATCTCAGCTATAGACCTGCCATAGAACCTATGAGGCATGATGATTGGTGTTAGAGATACAAATGGCATCGTATCAAATGGCTCATCGTCAAGTATCATGTTAGCGTTCTCGCCTGCAACAGTTACTTTGCGTAGTTCAGATACACCTTTACCCTCGTAATCACATTTGACATAACACTCATAAATACACACCTCTTGTGTTGAATAATCTATATTGTTTTTTGTGCTATTTTTATCAATATCGTCATGCCTTGCTTGTTCCTCACTATCATAATCAGAGTCATAAGCACTTGGTATCGTATCTACTAAGTCTCTATCAAAACCCATTTCAATGAGTTCGCCTCTAGTCTTTTTAACTTTTTGTGCAACAAAGTTTGCACTGTTAATCGTTTTAGCTCTAGACTCAATAATAAATTCTTCAGGTGGTATGCCCTCTATCTTGACTTGACCTTTTTCCTCTTTCTTGTGTATGACAACATCGTGCATCATGGGTGCAGGTACTTGTTGCATACCAACATCAATTATTTGTCCATCAGGTGCAACTTGAGGTGGTACTGGTAGCTCCATCATATTGTTTTCATCAACAATAATACCCTCTGGTATTGCTTTTTCGTCTACTCGCTCTGTATGTTCGATAACTTCTACACCATCGTCAGCAAGTAACATGGTAAATTGCTTATCGTCTAAGTTCTCATAAGACTCTCTTACTACCTTGTCTGTCTTTTCCCAGAATACTTTTACAAAACCATTTTTTTCAATCAGTGAGTCCTTTATCATATTGTGCAGTAGTACCCAACCATCATTTTTCTTATAAAAAATATGATTGATGTAATCAGATGCCTGCTTTGCAACTTCTATGTCCTCTGCACCTACTGGTTCTGCTCTAAATATCTGATTGCTTGCAGTAAAGATTTTCA